GGGAGAGCTTTCGCTCGAGCGAGACTTTAGGGCCGCCTTACCACTTTCGTAGGTTTGGCGGTCCGACCATCTCAAGCAAACCGTTTCCTAAGTTTGCTCTGACAAAGTTGAGCTTCCAACGTTGCCAACCGTCATTCGTAAAAGATGAATGACACGGGTCGATATAGTCCCAACCAAGGGCTACAGCGGCACGCTTTTTAAAGAAAGGAGAGTCCACACGTTCGTGAACATAACCTTCGTGCAGGTATCCGCCTAAAGCTGCAAGCAAGATTCCCGGCTGGTTGTTTAAGACCGACCGTGACTCTTGCCGCAAGAGTGCTTTAAGTCTCTTGCGTTCGCGGGCTGTGGTCGACTTGTGTCGGATAAGGTTCTTCACCTTGGCCTTATCAAGTTTACACAATTTGCCTACATTTTGCAGCATCCCAACATTTAGCAAATCCACCTTGCGAGGTTCGGCGACGTATCTGTTGTACAAGATACTACCCTCCTCTGAGATGAATAGCTGAGTGGGGTCAGCCAAATCCAACGGTACCTTTACCCCAGCGCTGTCGTCCTCCCACGGCGGAATCGGGTTGAACTTCCACCCGATCCGATCCATGAGAGAATTAAGCGTTCTGGGTAGGGCTATTCCGTGATTGGCCGACCAAACATTGAGACGGTTGATAAGCGAGAATACATCGTGTTTGGTCTTCAACGACTGGCAATAAACACCACGTACGTTGTAACCTTGGAAGTAGTCTTTTCCACACGACTCCCTGAAAGGTCCCTCATTAAAGCTCTTCGTTGAGTTGACCTCGAAGCCGCACCGTCTGAGTAAATCGATGACAAGGTTGTACGCCTCACGGCGTACGATTATATCATCCCCAAACACGGCGAAGTTGCCGAGGCGATGTTCCCCAACGATTTTACTGTCATAAGGATACTCAACCTTAATATTCAAGGCCTCATATACACCTACAACAATTGAGCTAAAGAGAATCGTCTGTAATGGGAAAGTGAAAGCATTCCCCATCGACGACACCATGTGCAACTGAATGATCTCCCCTGAAGGGAGCTTAACAGTTGGACTCCGTAGACTCATCAGCCGGCGAAACACTTCCGGCGGACAAATCTCTTTTAGAAGCCCAATGCTTATCGTATCCGAGGCAGAGCTTAGATCAATAGTACCATATGCTCCATTCCTCGAACCGATACACGCTAAGGCTTGGTTCTTCGCCGGCTGCGTCTGCAGGTCAATTCCATACCTACGACGCAATTGCCGTTCGAGAACGTCCCTAACGCCTTGTTGAAAGAACATATTCAACGAAGGTTCAGTGCAGATAGTCCTAGATATATCCCGGGACTTTGGCACGTACTGTAACTTTGAACCCGGAACAACTTTGCAGCGCCCTAAATTGGTTGACCGGATCTTTTCGGTCTCAGACCATAGGGGCCAGCTAGTTGTCTCCCTCTTGTAGAGAGAGTAAAGTGACTCGTCGGAACAGGAGACGCAGCTCGCTGCCATCTTGTGGTAGAAGCTTTGTCCAACAGCTCCGATAGATGCGCCCGGACCAGTTCGACCCGATTCGGCAATCTCAGTGAGATCGTCGAGGATCGATACCGGAATTCCAATCATGTAGTGACCAGACAAGGACAATTCTCTTAACGAGACATCATCCAAGCCCAGCCGACTGGAATCGCAGGATTTGTAAAAGAAGTTCCAGAAGCTCTTCTTAAACTCACCCATGGCTATGGTAGTTATTTCGTCCATAGCAGCGTCATCTATTGCAGCAAACCCTTCACAACGGGTATTGCATGCAACAAACTTCTCGAGTGCTCGCTTATCCGCGGTATCTGTCTTCTCGTCCTCAAATTTCTTCAAGAACGAGTCAACGAGTGCCAGACAGGCGAATTCCTTCCCTGTTATTCCAGGCCACGCGGCCTCTCTGCAGTTTCCCGCAGCGAGGTCTTCGTACCTGAGGGTCGGAACACCAAGAGATAAGTCAAGAACCAGGTCATTCAAAAGAACATTCGAGTAACTGCTCATTACGTTCTCCGAAAAAGAAAGGGTTTGAGACAGACGTATCTCATCCAGCTGAGTATGAAGCCGTCCTAGAAGACTTGGACGTTCTTCACAACCCAGTCAAGTGCGAGACCAAAACTGGCGCCACATAGAAACCATATAGCGCCGATACCGCACGAGAAACCACATGGGAACTGGACAAAACCGTTTCCATCCGTGGACCTACCGGACATGATCCTACATTACGCCCGAAGTCACGGAGTCGCCAAGGCCAGCAGCTTGGGCCCAGTCGGCGCCTTCGTGGGCGGAAATGCAGGCTTTCACGTTCGGTGCGTCAGCTGTGTCAGCGCCAGCCGGGATCTCCATGATCGTAGTCATGAGCATGGTTTGAATCGGCTGACCCGCAAGGACAGTAACCCCCTTGCGAGTAATGCGCTTCCACACGTTACGCGGGAACGCGGCCAGGACCCCCGTTGTTGGGTTCGGTTTACCAAGACTTTTGAAGATCTTGGGTCGAACAAACGTCAGGGTGAAAGGTGAGCTCACTGAATGAACGGTGACTCCCACCTGTGTGCCGCCCGTTGCCGTAACGGCGAATTGCTTGCCGTTTACGTCAGGAGCGGTGTCGGCTACGTGAGTGTACGTCGGAGACGTGAAACCAGTCTGAGCAGCCCCCGTTATAGGGGAAGCGGGACTCCAAGTCATTTTACTGACTCCATAAGGAGAATACAACAGGTTAAATTAAGGATCTAGCCTAGACGGCCAAACCTCTTAACGAGAGTTGACTCTGAAGTTGCACGAACCACAGCGAGAGCAGCCAAATTGAGCCACTGCAGCGGCCTTGTGGGCACGCTAACAGTAAGCTCGGGGTAATAAAGATTCCCCTGGCTAGACCTCACTACAGTTCTGCGGGTCCAGAGCGAATTACCTGGGCGACCAGTCCATTGATACCTAGAACTGTCAGGGTACAAGCTTCTCATGTAGCCGTCATCGACTTGCATCAAACCGTAGCTCAATGCATATCTGATGACGGTTTTCACAACAAACTGTACATTGCTCTGACAGGTGGACTGCGCTGCGAGGAGATCACCTATATTGGTGAAGTAATCCACGCAAAACGACCAAGGTATCAGTTCCCAAACCGTGGGGACGAACTCGGATCTTATCAACCCGAACTCCTCAGCACCATAGAAAGGACCTGAGTGACCTTGAGCCTCGTACCTTAGGAAGATAATATACCTCACCTTGCAACCGCCGGTGGTCCACTTAGTTCTTACATAGCGGACATTTCCGACGCTCACGCGGGTAGGTGCTTCCGGAAAAGAAGTGTACGAATTGTCGTTCGCGTAACAGTATATTCGTTCCATGCGGCCATTTGTTTTGCCAAGAACGTCGTTGTATGCCTTTTGAGCATCTTCGATATCCTTAACTAACGGAGACCAGCCGAAACTATACTCAAGCCAATTTTCGCTCAAGTACTGCATCAAAGCCTTCTTTTGTACCTTACCTCTCTTCACGAATTTGCTTTTTAAGGCATTTCCGCTAGTGAAAGATAGGTAGTTTGAAAGGCCAAGAAACAGTTTCTGTCCACGGTCGGCGACCATCTTAAGCGCTTCGCCTGCCTCACCCAAGAAGACACCAGCTTGCATCGATGTCCTCTGAGCTTTGACTTTGGCGAATGCTTTCTTAAGGGCCAGGTTGTTAGCGGTTGTTTCGCTAATACTTGTGACGGTCGGCGTATAAGGACTTGGCCAACTGTATGTTTCTTGCATCACAAGTGGGGTACGGTTTACTGGACTGCCAGACATCTCAGTCCAAGAGGAGTGCGCAAGCTCTCCGTAAACCTTGTCACGACTCCCTGAAAAATTGGAAGTCGCGTTTTGGCCATCGGCGATCTTTTGCCACCAATTTGGAACGGAAGATCCTGTTCTACTGTCAGAATACGCCTGCGAAACGGACTGGAGATTGCTCTGCCAGCCGGTCGAAGGCGTCCATGCCCAGTTATAGAACGGTTTCCACCAAAGGTAGTTTCTAGTCTCGTTAATGGCTTATACCCCTTTATGTTATAAAGCGAAAAACTGGCTTAACAAAGCCAGTAGGAGACCATTCCTTCTTATAGCCTTTATCAAACGGCAGGACTTCAGAGTTTTTGAAGCTCCGTCCTGTAAAGCCCGATGATAGAGACACTTCGAAGGTACACATAAAGTGTAACCACACTAGATCTTGTTGACGCCGTGGCACACCCCGAAGCCCGATTGAATTTCGGATCTTACGGGGTGTGGTTCAATCCACGACGCTTCACGTGATCTAGAGGGATGGGGGCTCACGCCCCCAGCCCTGGTACCTCTTGCGAGGTTGCCCGTGCAAGCACGAGCATGTGGAGGG